CTACTACATCCTGGGGCGCTCGCCTGAATGTTGCGCGAATGGCGGAAAGAGAGAATTTATCAAAAAGGCGACAAGAATTCTCGCGTACAATTACGCAGGAATCCACACGGGAGAAGACCCGGCACAGTCGCCAAGGCTGCTCCCGGACTCCAACCCGCTCAGCCAGCCGCTAAGAATGCCACCAGAATTTGAAGGAGAATCTAAATGTCATTGAATGTTGTTACAGTAATTGGCCGCCTTGGCGGAAATCCGGAAATCATGATGTTCAATTCAGGCACACAGCGCGTCCGCTTTTCCATCGCAGTGAACCGCGACTACAAGGACGAAGAAGGCAACCGCCCGATAGACTGGATCCCGGTCATCGGCTGGGGCAAGGGGTGCGCCAATTACGCCACCGCCACGCATCTTGCAAAAGGCGACGAAATCTGCATTTCCGGAAGGCTCGAAAATACGCATTGGCAGGATGAAAATGGCGAGAACAGAACGGGCTTTTGCATCAACATCGACCGCATGTACCTGACATCGAAAAAGCGATCCAAGGACAACGCAAGCGCCGAAAACGCACAACAGAAAAACGATGTCGCTTATGAAAATCCCGCCTACTCTGCCGAAGAAGATTTGCCGTTCTAAGGGGTGCGAAAATGAGAAAGAAGGTCAATAAGTATGGTAACCGCACTTACACGGTACAGGAGCTGCAGGAACTCTTGCCGAAGCTCGAAGGCGACCGCACGGCCGCACAGGCTCTCGGAAAAAAGATGGGAATGCGCATCTACATCATCGACCTCTTGCGCGGCTTGCTGGGTTTCACTGCGACAACTCCCGCCAAGATTCCGCAAGAGAAGATTGACAAGCTAATCAAGGTTTTCAACGACAATCCGGAAAAGAGCCTTTATCAGATTTTCCGCGAATACAAGGACAAGATCGGGCTTTCGGGAGGATATCAGACTTATTACGCAATCATCCGCAAGGCGGGTCTCGAATGCAACCGCAAGCGCAATTACTGGACCGTATTCAAGGACAAGCGACTTATCTACATGCACGAAGTTCAAAAGATGAGCTTCCGCGAAATCCAGAAGCAGTTCCCGGAGCGAACAAAGAGCGCCCTTGAACAGCGCTATGAAAAACTCAAGCGGGGGGCGGCGTAATGGAAGTGAGGCGATTGAAGGGAGAAACGCAGTTCGGCACCTATGTCGTGAGCATCTTCATTGGCAAGGGCCGAATCGACAAGATCGAGATTTGCGGGCGTGGCGCTAACAGGTCGGTTGTCGAAACTTGCGGCTGGCTTTCGGGAATCAAGACGACGATGACCGAAGAGGCAGTCAAGGCGGTCAAGCTCGACATGATGAAGCACAATGAATATCGAGGCGAATCATGTACAACTGGACCAACGCGGACTTGAAGTTTTTGATGCTCGGCATCTTGCCGAAAGGCCGAAGCGTCCGGGCATGCCGGGTGTATTGCCACCGAAAAGGCATAAAGTTCCCCGGAAAGAAGTTCTTTGACGAGAACGAACAAATTTTACAAAATTTTGAACAAAGGTACAACAAAAAGGAAATCAGAATGGAAGAGAGCTTGAAAGAAATCCCGCTCAACAAAATCCGGGAAAATCCGAACAACCCGCGCACCTGCATCGAGAGCGTTGACGACCTCAAGGCTAGCATCCGCGTGAGCGGTCTTTTGCAGCCAATCGCCGTGCGCTGGAAAGATGGCTGTTACGAAGTGGTTGCAGGTTCCCGCCGCTTGCGTGCCTGCAAGGAACTTGGACTCAAGGTAATTGCCTGTAAGGTGTTGCCGCAAATCAGCGACAGCGCCGCTTACGAACTCGCCACGGCTGAAAACATCGTGCGAGAGAACATGACCGCCGTCGATGAGGCGAACGCCGTCGCAAAGCTCTTTGCCCAGGGCAAGAGCCGCACGGAAATCGGTGCCATGTTTGGCAAGTCCGCAAGATGGGCAGAAGGCCGCCGCCGCATCACGGAATTGGGCGACAAGGCGATGGAATACCTCGCAGCCGGCCGCATCAATTTGGGCCACGCTGAAGTGTTGGCGATGTGCAACCCGGAAGATGTGAGCAAGTATCTCGAATATGCCACCTGGAAAAGTCCGGAAGATTTGAAAAGCGTCATCATGAACGCCCGCCCGCTTTTGGAACGCGCACCGTTTGACGCAAAGAAAGCCTGCAAGAGCTGTGAAAAGCGCAGCGACCACCAGACGGACCTCTTTGGCGATGTGCAGTGCAGCTATTGCCTCGACCGCGCTTGCTTCGAAGCCAAGGTAAAGGAAGAAGCCGAACGCATCAGAAGAAAGCTCATTGCCGATGGTTACGAAGAAGTGCCGCAAAACCAGGCAAGCAACGCAAAGAATGAATGGCTGGGCTGGGTTAGCACCGAAACTGAAGACGAAGACGAAAAGGAATTTGTCAGCGAAAAGAACGCCAACGGCGAAAAGCCGCTCTTCTGGGTGGATGACACTACCACCGAATATGGCTTTGTGTTCCGCCACGAAGGCTATGGCGACGAAGATGAAGATTATGTTGACCAAGACCCGGTTGATACAAACTCTTGGCGATACATCTTCAACAAGATGGATAGCGACCGCCGCGACAAGATCAAGAAGACTGCATCCGCACGCGAACGCACGGCAATCCACAGCAAGCTCAAGGAAGTATTTGCAGGGATCCGCAAGGAAGGCATGACGCTATTGCTGAGCATGCTGGGTCACGAGTTCAAGCTTGAAGACGGCAGCGAAGAAAGCTACCTCAAGCACATCGGCGAAAGCGAAACTGACGAAGGATTTGGCGACTACTTTATCACGCTCATTGCCGAAGAACTTGCGCCATCCTGGTGCGGGCTGAACGAAGCGGAACGCGAATTTTTCGGAGTTGCGGACCGCGAAACTTTTGAACGCGAAGCAAATGAAGAAATCGGCGACGATGCCGAAGAAACAAACGAAAATGGAGAAGATTAATCTATGCGCAATGTGTTGATGATTGACATCGAGACGACCGGCAAGATGCCGGGTTGCAGGGTCCTCACAATAGGGGCTTTCGGATTCGACAAGGACGGAAAGCAGGTCGAATTTTACAAGCGCCTTGACGCCGCCAAGATGCACGACGAAGGTCTTGCAGACGACGCACAGACAATTGACTGGTGGGCGAACAAGCCGAAGGATGTCTTTACCGAAGCTTTTGGCGGCAGCGATGACCCGGCGACAAGCATCGGCGAATTCAAGTCTTTCTGTTATGGCAATTTCCGCATGGGCCAGGATGACGGATTCCAGGTGTGGTGCAACGGGCTTGATTTTGATTTCCCGATCCTCAAGGCGTTTTTCGAGCATTACGGATTCCATTTCCCGTGGAAATTCTGGTGCCAGTACGATTACCGAACAATCAAGAATATCTTCCCGATTGTCAAGGCTGCAGAAAAGAACAAGGACGCCCACCATGCGCTGGAAGATGCAAAGGCACAGATGCGCGGCTTGAGAGACTTTTTCGAGCGCGCCGAAAAGGGTGCGTTGACCTAGAACAACCAGGCACATTCGGTTTGCGGGCGATGGCCTAACCAATAGAGCCTACCCCGTTTCGGGTTCGATTCCCGGAGTGCCACTAAAAGCTCTCGACAGCCTGAACCGATAAAGGCGAGCAACCCAAGGGGCTATAATACTTAACGTACCGCCGTCATACGGCCCCGAAGACGGCAAACTTTACGGAGATGCCTATCACCGCGAGGCAGAGGACGAAAGTACCACCGTCTCTAAGAATATGCGGCGAGTGCCGCAGAACGAAGCCCCAGCGCACGGATTCAGCGGTGGCGTACCGCGCAGGGTACTATGTCCCGCTCCCCGGAGGCGGCTGCGCAATCCGGGAAAGCTTACGACCAAGAAACCATCGAGATAAGCACAAACAAGGTCAGGTAATACCGCTACTCGGAAGCCCGGACGAGGACCACAGACGGGCAAAATTTTGAGGCTCTGGAAAGCCAAACCTCATGGATGCCGTGAACGGTAACGCCACGGTGAACATGACCCGCATCGAAAGATGTGTCGCTGGAATCTAGCACATCCATGAGGAAACTTTTTGAACAACGGAGAAAGACGAATGCAGACAATCGAAGAATACAAGGCTTACACGAAGCAGCTCGAAGGCGAAGTGAGCAAGTGGCATAACGCCTACGATAACTTGATGATTGAACGTAACTTGCTTGCAACGCAAATGCTTGACCTCAAAAGCAAGCTTCACAGGGCAAATTCCATTATCACAGCAATCCCGAAGCAAGACAGCGCAACGGAAATCGACACGCTCACCAGCGGAATCAAGAATCTCAAGGATTCTCTCGAAGCTTGCTCCAGCGAACTTGAAGAACTCCGCAAACACGAAGTTGAATGGGACTTGAGCAAGGCGAGAATCTTGGAACTTGAAAAAGAACTTGAACAGTACAAGGGAAACAAGGATTTGGCGCAAAGCGCATAGGATTAAGCCAATGGGTGCAGGCACATTCCCTAGTGCCACAACACAAACACACAACATAAACTCCCGTTTTCTCATCTTGTGTATAGACACCGCACCCGGCGACAAATTTTTCAAAACCAACCACCATCAAAAAGGATAAAAAATGAACTTTATCATCACGAAAGACATCGACGGCAACGAGATTCTTTTGAACCTCGAAAACGTTTCGGCAATCGAACAGTACAAGAAAGAAAGCGGCGAAACAAAGTATCTCATCCTACTATTTAAACCAATTACCAAAATCGAAATCAGCGCCGAAGAATTTGAAA